ATCGGGAGCGCAGGAGTACACCACAGGGCAGTCCACGCTAGTCCTCGGCATCGAGATCGTCGTGACACCTTGTTTCTGGAGTTCCCTCACTGCCTTCCGCGCACGTTTCTGGGACATGCTGGGGAACGCTTGGAGGACCATTGCGATCACGTCCTGTTCGTTATCACCGGCAATGATCATCTCTGCCATGTCGGGCGACAGTGCCGCGATCTGCTCAAGTGTAACGGATTGCTGGTAGGTGCGCTTCTCACGCTTCCAGCCAACGTAGGAGATCATTAGACCCTTCTCCAGCAGGTAGTTCGCCCCAAGCTCCATCTGGTTCTTGAAGTCCGGGATGTACGAGGAACGCATCCACTTGAGGAACGAGGACACCATTGCCGCACGGGGCATTGCCGCCATGCTGGTGGGGAATGCCTTGATGTGGGAACGCTGGAGGGCTTGGTCGAACATGGCGACGTAGGAGTCAATCCGCTCGCCAATGACGTTCACTTCCATGTCGGACGCTCCCTGCCACGGGAATGCGTTTGCTCCAGACTTACGGAGGTCGTCAGACTTGCCCTCCCAGATATTCCGCCTGTCCTCGTAGGATTGGAGGCATGCCTCAAAGTACTCCTCAAGATCCAGTAGGCAACGGTCGTAAGCATCCGTCAAAGCCGCAACATCTGGAGTCTTGTCAACATAGACCATTGACTCGTATTGTTCTTCAGTAGGATCGCTCATGGGACGTATTCGTAATATGGATCTTGGTTTTCCGGCGATACCTTAACAACTTTTATTGGTTTGCCAACGAGTTTGTTTGCGTATTTCCTAGGGATTTTTACATTTACTGCTTCTCCGCGCACGGTGGCACGGACCCATGTTGGGTTGGGGTGCTGACGAAGACAGTTTGCCGTAATAACTTCTGGTTCAGTTTGTTCTGAAGTAATCACTTCGACTTGTTCCTTAACGATTTTAGGTGGTCGCCCACGCTTTTTCTGTGTGTTCATTTGATTAGTATCCTCCACTACCTTGTCTGGTCGTCATGGTGCGCTTGGCATCCACATGGTCAATGTCTGCAATGGCGGCGTACCGCAGAACGTCAATAGGGTCTTTCCAAGCTTCCTTTAGACCTTGCTCGCCGGTGTACTCAGACAGTGCCATGATGATATTGTCGCACTCGTCGCTGATGTAGAAGTGCGGTCGATTGAGCGAATCCGGCGGTTTGGTTGTATCCCATGCCATCTTCCCGATGAGAGCTTGCAATCCATCGTCGATATCCAGCCCCGGAGCCGGGATGCAGACCATCCCTTGGTCATTCATGTCCTCGATGATTGAGGATGCCCCGTCTGCTGCTTGGTACTTGGACGCTCCCAGTCGAGGGTCGATCAGACGCTCAAAGATTTCCTCCCCATCCTCAAGGTTTTGGATCAGTTCGATGTAGTCCCTGATTCCGTAGCCCTGACCCTTCGCCCCCGGACCCGGCATCCACTTCCCGCTCTTCCATTCCGCCCAGTCGCCAACATCAACCCCAGGCCATTCCCGGTAGACCCAGAACGTCCCAGACTCGTCCACCGCGATCCAGCACATGAACCAGTTCTTGGAACCGGCAGGGTCGATGATCTGGTATCTGGTGACAGATTTTGTAGGGATTTTGTCACTGGAGACCACGTTGACTTCCTTGTTGAACTTGGGAAATTTCGTCGTGTGAGACTTCACTGGAACCCCATAAGCCCGGATTAGGATCTCCTCTTTCGGCCTACCGATCAGCGTGTCTCGAATCCGGTCGTATCCACCGAAGGGATTGTCCTGTGAGTGGAAGTAGTGGATCGTCGCGTTTCTCTTCTTACTGCGCTGGACGTAAGGGACAAGTTCTCCATTGAGCAGTTCTGCTGGCTTGCTCTCAATGCTCGTAGCCCCGTCTAGGTACTCCTTGATCACCTCGGTCCAACCGTCGATCGGCGTGAACGTGACGAGCATCTTGCTGTTGCGTGTGGCAAGGCGGAACCGCAGGGTATTGATCAGTTCGTTTCCTAGGAGGTACTCGTCCAGCCAAACACCAACATTGTGCCACTTGGGGTCTTTGCTGCCAAGTTCTGCACCTTCCAGAATCGTTGGGTTGTTCTGGTACTGACTGTAGGTCTTGAAGATGATCTGGCTTCCATTCGGTAAGATTAGGGAATTGTCGGTAAACCCAGTCTTCTTCTTGTACGAGATGTACGTCCCAGAGCTTGTGTGCTTGGTCCGTAGTTCTGCCGGTAGCCAGTTCCAGATCGCACTCTGCTGCTGGCGGATGGATACCTCGCTAGTCTGGGCGAAGCAGAAGATCTCGGCTCCGGGGTTCTCGTATGCAGCCTTGACCACGCAGTAAGACCCCCAAGCAGTCTTTCCGCTACGGTTGCCTCCCAACGCCAAGATCTCGTCAACGTTGGTCAGTTGCTCCTCAGCTCGCTCCCAGTGAGGAAGGCGGAATCCGTAGTAGTACGGGTCTTTCTCACCATTCTCAATCGCCTCATGGTAGATCGTATGGACCTTGAGGAGTTCCTCCGCGTCCATCATCGCAATCTCCTCGTCTGTCGGAGGAGTGAGGATCGGGTGCTTACGCCAGTTCAGCATTACTGAGTCTCTACGACTTCCGCTTCGATTGCGCTATCCCGGACCTTGCTGGCGATCCTAGCCTTGGCATCCGCGATCATCTTGGCAGCATCATCAATGGATGCTCCCTTGCGGTGTTCGACCACAGAGGTCGCCATGCCAGAAAGCTGCGAACTCTTGTCGGTCATAATCCCGACAGTCAAAGCAAGTTTGTCAGGCGAGATCTTGGACAGTTGCTCGGGATCGTTCGCTAGTTGTTCCGCCTTCTCGAAAAGCAAATCGGTGTACTCTGCCGCAGCAATGGCGTACTTCTTGGAGAACTCCTTACGCTTGGTCTCCAGCGTGTCGTTATGCCTCCACTCCATGTTTCTGATGGAGTACCGGCCCACATTGGTAGCCTTGGCAATCACGCTCACAGGCGCACCTTGAGCAAGCATCCAGAGAACCTTTGCTGCCACATGCGGATACCGGTTTTCAAAGCAGACCGGTGACATGTCCTTGGCACGGTCCTTCACCTGGTGGAAGAACTCACGCAATGCTTCCGGCGAGTCCACATCGGAGGACTCTCGGAGTTCGGTTTGTTCAGTCATATGACCGATTATTTAGACTTCTTGACCTTCACCTTGCCGGAGTGAAGTTCGCGTTTGAGCTTGGCCTGCTCTTTAGAGGTTAGTGGAGAAACCTTACTTAAAAGGTATCCAACTTGCTTTTTGCTCTTGGTTTTCATTTCGCGTTTTTTAATGATTGCAGTTGCTGCTGCACTTGAGCATCAATCAGCCCTTTCTTCAAGAAGTTTCTGTAAACCCCATCTGGATCTTGGGATTTCTGCATTTGCTTGAAGATGTATGCAGCACGGGTTCCATCATCGGAACCAAGCGACATTACGGCCTTGTCACGCTCATCAATCTTGAGCATCTTGATCTTGGCTTCCTCGCGCAGCTTGGTCGCAAGCGACTTGGCTAGGAACGGATCAGCCTTGGAGACTTCTGTAATCGCCTTCATCTTCTCTTGCTCGGTAGTTCCCGGAAGAGACTCGTACTCATCAGTGATTGACCGGCGAGGGATCTTCGGAAGGTCAGTAACCTCACCGTCAATTGCTGCCAGTGCCTTTGCTGGACCGATCCCGTTCTCTCGGAGAAGTTTCAGCACCTTATCTTCGGAGAAACCAAGAGTTCTATAATTCTTCGCGTGTTTGGCAAGCATTGCAGAGTTCGCCTTGTAATCCTCATTAATGCGTTGATACTCAGGTTCAAGATCTTGACCTTGCTTTTTGTACCTCTGATACGAGTAATCCTTGGACAATGCAGTTAAGCTATCCTTGACCTTCTTAATACGGAATCTCGCACCATCTTCAATAGTTGTATCATTGACGCGGATGCCTGCTTGACGCAAGACAGTCTGTTGCATCGGCTGAAGCCTTGTCTTGCTGGTGGCACGTTCAAACTCTCTAGCGATACCAGGGGTAAACGTCTCATCGGCAAACCAACCAAGCCTATCCATTCGACTATCCTGTGCGCTGACCTTCTTGGAGATTGGTTCTTTTGTTTTTGGATTGTAATTTTGAATAGCTGGAACCAACGCATTTAAGACAAAGTTTCCTTCTCCACCAAGATCCTCAACAAGCGTTTCGGCAAATCTGCTTGCTGCATCCTTGAAGTTGCGACCCTCAAGACCGGCCATGAACGGAGCTATAAGCTGCGCCTGTGGTACAAGATAGCTTGAGTTCATGTAATACGCCTTGCCATCCTTACCTTTATAGAATGCAAGTGGCTTGTGTTCATCCCATTCCGGCAGGACGCTTTCCTTCAGTGCTTGCTGCTGCTCCGATGTATATCCAGATTTAAGCCTGTTGAACCCATAGATACCACCAATGGTAGCTCCATAAGTTGCAATCATCGCCCCCATTCTTTTGAGTCCTTCTTTCTTTAAAACGTCTGTATTAACAGATCCAACCTCTTGCGAAAGTTCTTTGGCAAGAGACCCATCTATCATCGACTTGATTAAGCGACCTTGGTTGAATTGCGTTCTTGCAAGCTCCATTCCGAATGAGGCAAATTGCCCAAGCGCACCAAACTTGGATAGAGTCCTAAGACCTCTATTAAGGTAGTCGTAATTCGGATAAGTGAAATGAGTCAACCTCGCGGCATACTTGTCAATAATTTCATCGCCATTCTTTAATGAAGAAATCCCAGTAATACTTCTTCTGAGTATTTCGGAGTTATTATCGAACACCAAGATCCTCATTGCCGTGTCCGGGATACTGTACGCCTTACCAAAAGGATTGATTACCTTTTGTGCAACGCGACCAATGCCTCCAAGGCCTTCGCGGATATCACTTACCGTTACACCATCATTGATTAAGCCAAGATTTGATAGACGTTGCATTTCTGCAATGTTTGTCGAACTCATCCTTTTGGCAATGGAGTCGTACTGGGCGGCGGCATATTTCCCTCCGCGAACAATGCCGCGAACTGGATTCATGGCTTGACCAAACACTGTTGCCGCGTTCCCGTAAAGCTGGATGAGATATGATGGAGGATTGCCAAGTACTTTAGCGGCCTTGCTCAATGCG